GCGGTCGTGACTGACAATATCATCAACAGATCATGGTCACTCATAACCGATGAAGATTTTGCGGGACACCGAGACAGAATGGAGAGGGTCGCGGCTTGGAAACCGGATAAGAAAACTCCTACCATATTGGGATGTAATCCATTGCCGGTCGGTAAGACCGCACATTCAGTGATCGATGACGATGGATTTCATCAAACCACATTCTCAGATCCCAAAGACAGTCCCACGACAAGATCCATGATGCACAAAAAATCAGATTCATATCAAGAAAGATTGATTGAAGCGCTGGATGCACTTGAAAAAGGGACCACCAAAGACCATATCAATCCTTCACACTACCAAAACTTCATTGATGAATATCAATGGCTTGAAGCGCAATGTAGGATTCCTGAGCACCGCAATCACCCGGATCGTTTCCTCGCAGCCGTCAAATTGCAAGTGAGGAAGTACATGGATAGAGATGGTCGAAAGGATGAGAGTCTTCAGGAACTTGAGAAAGGGCTTTGGTACTATAAATTCATGGTCGCATACATGAAGAATGATTGTGAACCGATTCTGGTGAAGGACATCGATACACTTTTGAGGAGATAGTGATGACAGTCTATGAAAAGAGTGTACTAAGATTGCTGATGTTGATATATAAAGCCATTCTATATGGCAAGGATGCAACCACAAGCATGGATGGTTTAGTAATTTACAACATAGAGAAAGAAATCAGTGGCAAAAGTATATGATTGGATCATAAAGAAGAAGGGTGAGACTTTGTTCCTGGGAAAGACCGGTTACGTGGTCAGCACGGAGGATGCATTGTTCGTCACACATTCGGCTCGTCCATATCTCAAGGCCAGTCAGATAAAGCAGGCCATATTCAAACAATCCAAGATGCAGAACCTGGATGAGAACATGTGGATGGTTTGGGGAGGTATAAGGGAGAGAAATGTCTAGATATGTGTTTGACATTGAAACTGACGGACTTCTGAATCAATGCACCAAAATGTGGATCATGGTCATTCACGATTTGGAAACGGGAAAGACCAGGAAATGGTTGTTGGGTGATTTAGGATGGAAAGCGTTTCTTGACAAAGCAGTACTTTTGGTCGGTCATAATATTCTCAGCTTTGACATTCCTGCTTTGGAGAAAATGTTTGATTGGAAACCTCCTAAAGATTGCAACATTCATGATACTCTTATTTTATCTCAAGTTCTAGACTACAAGCGTTTTGAGAATGAAGGCCATAGTTTGGAAGCTTGGGGTGACTTCTTGAAAATGCCCAAGGTTCCTCACGATGACTGGACTCAGTATTCTGAGAACATGGACATCAGATGTCATCAAGACGTCAACATCAACGTGTCAGTCTATGAAATCCTCATGAAAGAATTCAGAGAATTGGTGGAGAGAGCTCCATCGATTCGCACATACATACGAGCGGAACATGCGGTCGCTCGTTGGTGCGCGAGAGCGAGTCTTGAAGGGTGGCCATTCGATTTGACGGCGGCCATGAATCTCATGGCACAATTGGAAGTGGCCATGAACAAGGCCTATGACGCACTGTCATCCCAATTGGGTTATAAGTGCGTGCCGAAAGACCTTTCGAAAGGTATCATAGAGACAAAGAAACCACGGTGGACCAAAGTGGGTTTCTATGATATGCACACGGCCAATTGGTTTGGGATAGATCCCTGCTCAGGTTTTGAGGGTGAAGCGAGACCGGTGGTGGGTGAGTATACAAGGATAGAGATAAAGGAACTAGATCTTAATTCAGTGAATGATGTAAAGATCTTCTTGTTCAGAAATGGATGGATCCCAACAGACTGGAACTACAAAAAGGATGAAAACGGCAAAAGAACAAACATCAAGTCTAGTCCAAAGATTACGGAGGACAGCCTTGAGTTTCTTGGTGGTGATGGCAAATTGTATGCTGACTTTCTCACTGCTCGCGCTCGTCACAGTATTCTTAAGACCTGGATTGATAATACGGATAGCAATGGAATGCTCCATGGTGATTGTATGCCTGTTGGCACTCCAAGCATGCGTGCACGGCATTCAATTATCGTCAATGTACCTGCTGTGGATTCACCGTGGGGTGGAGACATGCGCAAGCTCTTCAAGTGTAAACCAGGATGGAAACTGATAGGCTGTGACTCGACGGGCAATCAAGTCAGAGGATTGGCGCACTACTTGGGCGATAAAAAGTTCATTGACACACTCTTGCATGGAGACATTCACCAATACAATGCGGACACACTGACGAAAGTTTTGGCGGAGATGGATGTATCCATGAGCTCTTTGAAGGATAATAAAGTTTCAAGATCTCAAGCCAAAAGAGTTCTGTATGCATTCCTGTTCGGTGCCGGTGGCATAAAGCTCTGGAGCTACATCTTCGGCACTCCGAATGAGGAGGATGGCTCAAAGCTCAAAAGTGGATTCGTCAAGGCGGTTCCAGGATTCAAAGACTTACTCAAAAAATTGGGGAATATCTATGGTAAAACTCGTAAGTCAGGTGGTGGTTATATTCCCTCCATTGCTGGCAATAGAATTTATGTTGATAGTAACCATAAGCTCTTGGTATATCTCCTCCAATCTCTGGAGAAAATCACGTGCGCTTCTGCACTGATGTTAACAATGGAAAGGCTAGAAGCGGCCGGTATTCCATACATACCGAGTATCTTTTATCATGATGAAATCGATTTCCAAGTTCCTGAGGAATTTGCGATCGCGGCTGCAGAAATCGGAAAGCAATCTTTTACGGATGGGCCAAAACTCTTCGGTGTCAACATCATGGCGGGGGACGCCAAGATTGGAAATAATTGGTACGACGTCCACTAACGTGGTTCGCCTGGTGCCGAAGCCGCAGACAGGCCCTAGATGCTGGCAGCATAACTGCGGCTCGATGGGGTTCATGCTGAATTCGGATGAGACGATTCAGTGTTTGGAGTGTGATGCAGTCGTGGAAAATTTCAAATGGAACAGGCGATGATGAATACAGAACAATATTTGTTGACATGTCTTGTGGAAGAGTTGGCGGAGTTGCAGCACGCATTGTCGAAATGTTTGAGATTCACTACGGAAGACCTCTTCAAAGGTCAGCCCTTCACGAACCTTCAACAAGCTAACGATGAGTATTCCGACGTGCTGGCCATACTTCAGTTGCTACAATACAATGGCGTTTATCTACAACCATCCTTGGAAAGAATTCTCTTGAAGAAGAACAAAACCGAGGAGTATATGGTGTACTCCAGAACCCTGGGAGTACTGATGGATGACGATAGCAATAATAGACGGTGACGTGCTTTGTTATCTTGCTTGCAAAGAACGTTGGAAGGAAAAAGCAAGAATTGAGAACGGAGTTGCCTACATCAACATTGATGAAAATGGCAAGCGCGTTCCTCTAGAATGGACCAAGGAAGAGGATAGAAGATTTCTCGAAAAAACTTGGAAAGTTCTTCAAAAAGATTTACAGACACTTCTGGAAGAAGTCTATTGCAAAGATTACATCATGGCCGTGAAGGGTGATGACAACTACCGCAATATGATGTATCCAGAGTACAAACTCAATCGTCATAAAGACATCAACAAGCAGAACGTATTCGTGCCCGTCCTTAGGAAGCTCTTGGTCATGGAAGACCTGGCGGTGGAGGCACATGGATTTGAGGCGGATGATTTGATAAGGATCTGGGCTGAACAATGCAGGATGCATGACATCGATTATATCATCTGCAGCATCGACAAAGACCTCAAGTGCATCCCCGGGAAACATTGGGGCATGAAAAAGAAAGCGATGGAAGTGATGTCTGAAGCTCAGGCTCTCAAACATTACTACTATCAACTCTTGAAGGGTGACTCCACCGACAACATTCCAGGAGTTCCCGGAGTGGGTGAAAAGACTGCGTTGAAGTTGTTGGCACCTCTCAGCACGGAACAAGAATATCAAGAATGTGTTGTGGAGCAGTACATGCTCGTGTATGATGATCAATGGGAGAATTGGTTACTGTTGAATGGGAAGATGATTCATTTGATGAAAGATCCAAATGACTATTTCTCATTGCAGTCCTGGCCCGTGGTTCAATCGTTGCGCGAGATGGAAAAGGAGACTAAAAATAATAATGTGGACATTCAATGAAATTCGAGGGGACTTTACCTCCAACTGAAAGAACAGTAATTTTAAACAGATTCGATAATGGTCATTGGCAATTCCCTGAACAGATGGGCGGCGGTGTCGGTTTCATCTATGTGATCAGAGACAACATCCTGCAACGATTTTATCTTGGAAAGAAATTTTACAAGGGTGCCGGTAAACTGAACTACGGAAAAGAAAGTAATTGGAAGCGATATACATCTTCCTCAAAGACCGTAGCCGCACTCCTGGCTCAAAGACCATTGAATGAATTTGATTTCATTGTCTTGGAAGAATACAAAGCTCGAGGTGCTCTTGCGTACGCGGAGACTTGGACTTTGTGTTTGGTTGAAGCTCCCACAAACAATACTTGGTATAACACCAGAATCGAGAAGGTCTCTTGGAATGTCAAAGAAGCCATCACGGTCAGACATAAACAGAGACTCAGAGAAGCCATGTCATTTAAAGAGGATAACAATGCCTAAATTGATTTCATTCATTTTGATCGCACTGTCACTGTTTGCATTACTGGTGAATGCAGTGTTGATCGTCATGGATCATCCAATTGATCCTTTGAACACATTCATACTTGCAATCACCGGGATCATATTTGGATCGATGCTCTATAAGAAGGAGTGATGGGCAAGATAGTAACAAGAAATCAGCCATGCTTGAATCCAACATGTGGGAGTCATGATGCGAGACAGATATATGAAGCGGGAAATTCATTCTGCTTCTCATGTCAATCGTTCTTTCCACCGAACGGCACGGAGGTAATTGAGATCAATACACCACGCGAAGATTTCGTGAAGACAAGCACTGTGGAAGAAATTAAGAGTTATCAAACTCGAGGTTTCAAAGAAAGACAGATCACCAAAGATGTGGCGGCATTCTTCGACGTAAAAGTATCATATAATAGTAATGGTGACATAGATACACATTATTATCCATATGGTGAGAATGCTTACAAAGTAAGAAAACTTCCTAAAGAATTTACATGGGTTGGAAAGTCTACCGATCTCTTCGGCAGGAGCAAATTCAACTCAGGTGGCAAGCGCTTAATCATTACTGAAGGTGAGATTGATGCAATGAGCTATGCACAAGCTTCCTTCGATAAGTACCAAAAGGTCTATCCCGTTGTGGGAATGTCATCTTCCGTAATGACTAAATCATTGCTCGAACACAGAGAGTGGATCCGTTCATTTGATGAGGTGGTTCTCTCATTGGATGAGGATGAAGCCGGCAGAAAAGCTTTGGAAGAAGCCATCAAGATAGTCGGCATCGACAAAGTACGAATCACCAAGCTTTCCGAGAAAGATCCAAATGAAGTTCTTCTGAAACATGGTCCCAAGGCGCTTCTTCAATGTATGTTTGATGCTTCCAGGTACGTGCCTGCAGGTATCATCGGTAAAGAAGAGTTGTGGGAATCTCTTGTCAATTACAACAATATGCCTGCGCATCCTTACCCAGCGTGTCTTGATGGCATAAATAAGAAATTGAAAGGCAAGCGTGGTGGTGAAATCGCATTGTTCATCTCCGGCACGGGCTCTGGCAAGAGCACCATCATCAGAGAAATAGGTCTTGACGTGCTTTTGACGACTCAAGATAAAATTGGAATAATTTCTCTGGAAGAAGCTCCAGCTGAGACCGCGAGAAAATATGCAGGCATGGCTTTGGAAAGAAATCCAGACAAAGAGGAAATTCCAATTGAAGAACTTAAGCCAGGATTTGATAAAGTCTTTGCTGACGATCGCGTCATTCTCCTTGATCATCAAGGCTCTATCGATGACAATTCAATTGTCGATCAGTTGGAGTATATGTGTCTTAGTGGCTGTAAATATTTATTTATTGACCATATCACTATCCTTGTTTCTGAGGGCGCTGGTAATCTCAAGGGAAATGAAGCGCAAGACAAGGTGATGAATGACCTATTGCGACTCGTGAAAAGACATCCTGAGGTCTGGATAGGTCTTGTGTCACATTTGAGAAAAGCTCAAGTTGGTGGAGAAAGCTTTGAAGAAGGCCGTCTACCAAATCTTGATGACATCAGAGGTTCTGGTTCCATCAAGCAGGTTTCTTTTGACGTGATCGCATTCGCGAGAAATCTCAACGCGGAGAGTGAGCGTGAAAGAAATATCATAAGAATGGCCGTTCTAAAGGCGAGAAGAACGGGTCTCACGGGTCGTGTGAATGATGTGAAATATTCATATGACACTGGAAGACTCACTGCGATAGAAGACACATCTGAAGAAGAAGATGAAAGAGAAAGAGATTTTGTCACGATTTGAGGGAAGAGAAAGAAATGACGGAGACTCCTTGGTCAACAGTGGGCTATCTCACATATAAAAGAACTTATTCAAGAAAGCTGTTGGAAGGGTCCGGTGATGATGCACCAACTGAAGAGTTCCCCGACACCATAGAGCGTGTCTTGGGTGCTTGCAGAGATCAACTCAAAGTTGGTTTCAATGAAGATGAAGAAGACAGACTTCGTGGATATCTCTTAAGTCTCAAAGGCTCAGTGGCCGGGAGATTCTTATGGCAATTGGGAACGAAGACCGTAGACAAGCTAGGGTTAGCCTCTTTACAGAATTGTGCGTTCACTGTGGTAGACTCACCCATAAGACCATTTTGTTGGGCAATGGATATGTTGGCCCTGGGCTCTGGGGTAGGGTACAATATACAGAAGGAACATGTGGACAAGCTTCCTGTGGTGAAGGATTGGTTCCAACCGCCAAAAAGAGTGGACGTGGGCGGCGCGGACTTCATCATCCCGGACTCAAGAGAGGGCTGGGTAAAGTTTCTGGGAAAAACACTAAAGGCGGCATTCCTGAGTGAAAAGAAAGAAGCGGGAACCTTTACCTACTCCACACAGGTTATACGAGGAAAGGGTTCTCCCATTAAAGGTTTTGGAGGTGTGGCCTCCGGACCTGAAGACCTCTGCTGGGGTATTGGCAAAATTGCGGAAATCCTTGAAAGGAGACGTGGAAAGAAAATCAAGCCAATTGACGCTCTGGATGTGATGAATATTATCGGGCACATCATTGTGGCCGGTAACGTGAGACGATCGGCTCAAATTGCAATAGGGGATCCAGATGATATCGAATTTCTTTTGGCGAAAAGATGGGACATTGGAAATATCCCGTCATGGCGAGCAATGTCTAACAACAGCGTTGCCTGCGACGATATACGAGACCTCCATCCGTACTTTTGGGATGGATATGAGGGAAAGGGGGAACCATATGGACTTATCAATCTCAGACTATCTCGAAAGATTGGCAGACTCGGGGACGACAGATATTTAGATCCGGAAGTGATGGGATTCAATCCTTGTGCGGAACAGTCGTTGGCACCTTATGAAACGTGCTGTCTCGCGGAAGTATTCCTTCCCAACGTGGAGTCCAAAGAGGAGTTCCTGGACATCTTGGAGCTCTTATATCGAATCAATAAGCATTCACTCTTGTTGCCTTCACATCATCCGGAAACGGAGAAGATAGTACACAAGAACATGCGAATGGGCATCGGTCTGACGGGAATCCTACAGGCGACCAAGGAACAAAATTCTTGGTTGAATGAAGGATATGAATATCTGAGGGAGTTCGACGAGAGATATTCAGAACTGAAAGATCTTAATGTATCGATCAAATTGACGACCGTGAAACCTTCAGGAACATTGAGTCTTTTGCCGGGAGTCACTCCGGGCATACATCCAGCCTTCTCGCAATACATGTATCGCAGGATACGCATTGCGGCAAATCATCCTTTGACCGAACTGTGCAGAGATAGTGGCTATCCTGTGGAGTTCGTAAAGAATTTTGACAATTCTGAAGATTACAACACCGTCGTGGTGACATTCCCATTCGCATATCCAGAAGGAACAAAACTTGCGAGTGAGATGTCCGCAATTGATCAATTGAATGAGATTAAGAGACTCCAGGAGGTCTGGTCCGACAACAGCGTATCCTGTACGATTTACTATCGTAAAGAAGAGATACCTGAAATCAGATCTTACCTGAACAAACACTACAGGAACAACCATAAGAGTTTATCATTCCTGCTTCATTCCGATCATGGTTTCCAACAGGCACCATATGAAGAGATCACGAAGAAGGAGTATGATGAACTCGTGGCCGGCACGAAGATCATAACTAAGTTATCTCACGCCAACTTTGAATCGAACGATGAATGCTCAACGGGCGTCTGCCCAATAAGGTGAAACATGACCACATACAGAATCACCGTCTCTGAAGTTGACGGTAACCTTGAAAGAGAAGATATGGTGGTTTATACCAATGAATGGTTCCAGGATATTGAAATGGTCATCACGAATAAATTGGCCGTTTATGAAACTTTGGAACAGCTTCAAAACGCCGAAGACGCCGAAGATGAAGATGATGATGATGACCCTTATCCCGAAGTGGATTTGGAAGAATCAGATCCAGATAATGACAATAGCTCAGGCTACAATTAGGAGTCTACATTGACACAACACAGCCCATTCAGAACTGAATTGATGAGTCTCATCGTGAGACACAATCTCCAGGATGAATATGGAGTTCCCGCTCACATCATCTTTGAGATCATGGCTTCTTCATTTGACAACTATTGTGTGATCTTCAGGAACCTTGAAAAGTTCTACATGGAGATCGAGAAGGCGAAGCAAGAGGATCAATTCGAAGCGGACATGCCTTCTGCTTCTATGGAGTCACCACGAATGTGACAGTCTTCAAACCGATGCTCGCTCCGCATGAAGACCCGATTGGGTATCCAAAGTTCTTTGAGGATCTCCGGTATCCATTGGTGTGTTCACCCAAGTACGATGGTGTTCGATGTATCGTGAAGGGAGGTATTCCTTTAAGCAGAACAGGCAAAGAACTTCCGTCGAAGCAGATCAAAGAACTCTTTGATAAATTTGAGCACTTTGACGGTGAGCTGATCGTGGGTGAGCCCACGGATTTCAACGTGTACAATCGTACACAGTCTCACGTGATGTCCAAAAGTAAGCCCGATGCGGATCTCAGGTTCTATGTGTTCGATTACACTCACCCGGACTGGCTTGACGCGCCATTCCTGGAACGATACGGGTACATGCAAGAGATGGCGGATTTCGCTCCGGCGATTTTGGTCGAACAGCATTACATCACGAACAAGAAAACCCTCTTGGAGTATGAAGAGGAAATGCTGGAAGCCGGATTTGAAGGCATCATGATGAAGGCTTCCAATGGTCACTACAAGCAAGGGCGAGGTACGTACAAACAAGGTCTGATATACAAGCTCAAGAGGTTTCGAGATGATGAAGGTCTCATCCTGGATTTCGTCCAGGGAAAATCGAATCAGAACACCAAAGAAAGAGATGAACTCGGATATGCCAAGAGATCCACCGCAAAAGCAGGGATGGTTCTTACAGAGACTCTTGGTAAGTTTATTGTACTCTTCGATAACATGGAGATTGAGGTAGCGCCGGGAGCGTTCACTCACGCGGAAAGAACTTACATTTGGAAACACAAAGAGGCCTTCAGAAACAGATATCTTAAGTTTCGTCACTTCGCACATGGGGTCAAAGACATGCCGAGATTCCCCAGAGCCATAGGTCTAAGAGATATAATTGACATGGGAGATTGATGTGCCCGGAATGAGAACCGCCACGGTCAGAATGGTCTTGAGAGAAAAGATCGACTCGTGGCTAAAGTCTTTTGAAAGTGAATCTTTGATCAATGTCATTAAGAATAATGTAATCATCACAGGTGGTGCAATAAATAGTCTTCTCATGGGTGAAAAGCCCAATGACTATGACGTGTATTTCAAGACCAGGGAGGCCGCAAGGCAGGTCGCGGAATATTACGTCAGCATGTTCAACTATAACAACACCCTGAAAGCCGTGAACAATTACCTCGCCGTCGTGAGAGACGAGGTTCAAAAGAACATCAAAGGAGAAGAAGAGAATCGGATTGTGATTTTCATGCAATCTGCGGGAGTGGCTTCTGAGAGACAGGTGGATAATAATGCTAATTACAATTATTTTGAAAACGGCGCTGATTCAGACGTTGAGAAGTTCTTTGATGATTTGGTTAAGACACCAATTGAAACTGCATTTGAACTTAACAGGGATATTCTCAATAAAGAACCTTATCGCCCAGTTTTCTTGACCGACAATGCAATCACCCTGTCGAACAAACTTCAGGTGATCATTCGATTCCACGGCACCATGTACGATATTCATCGGAATTTCGACTTCGTGCACGCCATGGGTTGTTATGATTACCTCATAGACCATCTGGAAGTTTCCGGTGAAATCTATGAATCGATTCTGTCAAAGAATCTAATCTATAAGGGTAGTCTCTACCCTGTCGCTTCATTGTTCAGACTCAGGAAATTCCTGGGACGTGGTTGGAGAATCACTGCTGGACAAATGTTGAAGATTGCCTCACAGATAAGTGAGATCGATCTGAGCGATCCTAAAGTCCTTAAAGAACAACTTATTGGCGTAGACTATGCTTACATGCGCCAACTGATACAGATGCTCCAGAGTAGAGACTCTGGCACGCGAGTGGATAGCATTTATCTGGCAAGGCTTATCGACGAAATCTTTGAGTAAATTCCTTCAAAAATAGTCCAATTCCAGAGGCCCAAGGCGACACGCGCGCCCGGCCCATCACTACCCCATCGGGGCACTCCAAAAACTCGCCAGCCGCGCCCTCCGGGGCACCGGTGGCGATTCCTGGGTGAAGCGGGAGTTGAGGGTTGAGACGGTCACGAGACCGTTAGATTAACCCTTATTTTGACTATTGCGTATCGTCACTACGCGTAAAGTGACATATTGTTTAGATTTGAAGGAAATATTGAAAATGACTGAACTCCGTGCAGTATTCGTTTCGAACGATGGTAAGATTTTCGAGACGAAGAAAGAGGCTCAAGATTACTTCCGTAAGCCGAAGATTCTTGAGGCACTGATGAAGGTTACGGCGGACAACAAGGAACTGTCGGAATTTCTCGCTGAGAAGCAGGATTCCGTCGTCGCCGCGTTCGACACCGGAACCATTCGTCGTGTCACGAAAGTGGAACAGAAGAAGCTGGACAAGGCTCTGGAAGCACTCAAGCTTTCGGACGACCATGAACTGCGTTTCTTGATCGACAATGCGGATGCCATTTCGGAATCGTTCCGTTGGCCGTCCGTGAAGCGTATGGACGACGACGCGAAAGTGGCTGCGACAAAGGCATCTTTGACCGCACTCGCCGAGCGTGAAGACGTCGCGGATTGGATCCTTGCCAACAAGGATTCGGTCCTCGGTGCGTATGAAGCTGGTGTGGAGAAGCGAGCGGTCTCACCGAAGGCAACTGAAGCCCTCGCCGCCTATCGCGCCAAGATGGCAGAGAAGAAGACGGCGAATCCAGCTGCGTAATTCCCGAAAGGGATGGTGGTAACTCGACACC